AGGGGTTGCAGTTAATCTAACGTAATTACCAATTGCACTATCCCTAAATGGGAAGTCTATACCGTATGTAGCCATATCAATAAATATAAATAATTGTAAAATGGTAATAAATAAAAAAACCTCAACAATGTTGAGGTTTTTAATATAGTGACTTGATTTTCGCACCCTGTATAATCAAATCCTCGGATGCTCAAGGTACGCCTTGACGACAGTAACACTTTGAGGGCGCCACCCGCGGGTATTAAGACCCACAACCTTCACACTCAAATGGAGAATCAGACGGTCTACTACTTGTCATTACCATTTCAGGTGTTTGTTCACTTATTAGTGTGTTATTGGTTGGTACTTCAACATTATTAACTGAAGCTGCCGGTTGTTCTATTGGTTTTGATGAGGACATATCCACCCCTAAACCTTTAATCGCATCTACGGCCGCTCTTGTTCTTAAATAATACATTCCTGTTTTTAACCCTAATTTCCAACCATATAGATGTGCGGCTAATAACTTAGTTTTAGTTGCATTGTCAACAAATAAATTTAAAGACTGTGATTGGTCAATAAAGATACTTCTGTTGGCTGCCATTTGTAAAACACGTTTTTGTGACATTTCCCAAACAGTTTTATACACTTCTTTCAATTCTGTTGGTATTTCGGGAATATTTTGAACTGAACCATTTTCCATGATTAGTTTATTCTTAATGGTTTCGTTCCATAAATTTACCTTCACTAACTCATTAACTAAGTGTTTGTTAATAACAATAAATTCACCACCTAATGTTCTTCTTGAATATAAATTAGTTGTAAATGGTTCAAACGCTTCATTATTACCCAATATTTGTGCGGTAGATGCGGTTGGCATCGGTGCAACTAATAATGAGTTTCTAACTCCATAATTAACAACCTCTTTTCTTAGTGATTTCCAATCCCATCTTCCTGATAAGTCTTTATCTTTTTTACCCCACATTTCATATTGAAAAATTCCTTTCTCTATTGGTGAACCTGAAATTGATTCGTATGGTCCAACTACTTTTGAAATATCTTTAGACGAAGTCATAGCTGCAAAATATATTGTTTCGAATATATCTGTTTGTAATTTATCTGCCTCTTCACTTTCAAATGGTAAGTGTAACATACAAAACACGTCAGCTAAACCTTGAACCCCTAAACCAACTGGTCTATGTTTAAGATTAGAACGTTTTGTTTCTTCAGTTGGGTAGAAATTTAAATCAATTACGTTATTTAAATTCTTAATAACTTGATATGTGTTATCATATAAAAGTTGATGGTTGAATTCTCCGTCTTTAACATATTTTGGTAATGCTAATGACGCTAGATTACAAACAGCCTGTTCAGTTGGTGAACTATATTCAATAATTTCAGTGCATAAATTTGAAGATTTAATTGTACCAAGATTTTTTTGATTTGATTTATAATTTGCGGCATCTTTATATAACATGTAAGGTGTCCCCGTTTCAATTTGTGCAGTTAGGATTGCGTCCATTAATTTTCTCGCTTTGATAACTTTTCTTGCCTTACCTTCTTTCTCATATTTTTCATATAAATCTGTAAAATTCTGTGTAGACAATGTTGGGTCATCATAAACATCTGATAATCCTGGTGCTTCGTCTGGTGAAAATAATGACCAATCGCCATCCTCCTCAACTCGTTTCATGAATAGGTTAGGTGTCCACATAGCTAAGAATAAATCTCTTGCTCTCATTTCTTCTTTACCATGATTTTTTCTTAAATCAATAAATTCAAAAATGTCAGCGTGCCATGGTTCGAGATATACCGCAAATGAACCTTTACGTTTTCCTCCTTGGTTAATCCAACGAGCAACTTCGTTATATGTTTTCATCATAGGTAATAAACCGTCTGACTGTCCACCAGTTCCTTTAATATACGCTCCCTTAGCTCTGACATCATGTACGTGTAATCCAATACCTCCTGCCCACTTAGAAATCTTTGCAACGTCTTTTATTGTGTCAAACAATCCGTCGATATCGTCACCCTTATTACCAATTAAAAAACAAGAAGACATTTGTGCTCTCTTAGTTCCTGCGTTAAACAATGTTGGTGTTGCGTGTGTATAGTAATGTTGAGATAAGTCATCGTAAATACGAAGTGCCATATCCACATCTCCATTACAAATACCGACAGCAACTCTCATATAAAGATATTGAGGTCTTTCAACTACCCTATCTCCAATTTTTAACAAATATGAACGTTCAAGTGTTTTAAAACCAAAAAAATCGAATTCGAAATCTCTGTCCATTTTAATTGCTCCATCAATCGCTTCTTTGTTTGCCATCACAAATTTATAAACATCATCATCAATTAATGACGACTCTTTACCTGTTTTTGGTTCAACGAAAGAATGTAACTCTTTAATTGATTGTGAGAATTTTTTAGGTGTTGTCTTATGTAAATTAGAAAGTGCCAATCTTCCCGCCAATTTTGAATAGTCAGGATGTGTTGTAGCCATTGCCGCCGCGGTCTCCGCAGCTAACACGTCTAATTCAGTTGTCGATATCCCATCATATATACCTTGTGTTACCTTTAATGTAACAAACGTAGGGTCTATATATTCCAAATCCAAATCACTACAAAAAATACTAATTCTTCTTGTAATTTTATCGTATCTCATTTCCTCAAGGGAACCGTCTCTTTTTTTAACTTTCATCTTATGTTTTATTTTTTTAAAAATCCATATCCTCATCGAACGCAGAACCTAAATCATCTGACGTACTATTATTAACTCCCGCTTTTTGATATTCAGCAACTCTTTTTTCGAAGAAATTGGTTTTACCTTGTAGTGCGATGTTTTGCATGAAATCAAAAGGATTTTCAGAATTGTAAACTTTTGGTACGCCCAATGACACTAATAACCTGTCAGTTACAAATTCAAGGTACTGAGCCATTAAATCTGAATTCATACCAATTAATCGAACAGGTAATGCTTCTAAAATGAATTCCTTTTCGATTTCCAATGCTCCACAAACAATTTTTTGTATTCTTTTTGGGTCTACTTTATTTTGTATGTGTTGATTGTAGATATGACAAGCAAAATCACAATGAACACCTTCATCTCTTGATATTAATTCATTTGAGAATGTTAACCCAGGCATTAGACCTCTTTTCTTTAACCAAAAAATCGAACAGAATGAACCTGAAAAGAATATACCTTCAACCGCAGCAAACGCAATTAATCTATCAATAAATGATTCCGAATTAATCCATTTCAATGCCCAATCCGCTTTCTTCTTAACTGCTGGAATTGTATCAATTGCGTTAAATAAAAAATGTTGTTCTTCTTTATCTTTTACTAATGTGTCAATCAATAATGAATATGTTTCACTATGGATATTTTCCATCATAATTTGGAAACCGTAGAAGAATTTAGCTTCAGTATATTGAACTTCATTTACAAAGTTCATTGCTAAATTTTCATTTACTATTCCATCAGATGCGGCAAAAAATGCTAACACATATTTTACAAAGTGTCTCTCATCGTCATTTAACTTATTATCCCAATCGGATACGTCTTGACCTAAATCAATCTCTTCTGCCGTCCAAAAAGACGCTTCAGATTGTTTATAAAATTTCCACAAATCGTGGTGTTGTATTGGAAAAAGGACAAAACGTCCGGGATTATCTTGTAAGATTTTCTCTGTCATTGTTTTTTATTTAAGTATGATTAATTTGTTACTGTTTGACTTGGGTGATTTTTTCTGTAAACTTCTTGAGCTCTTGTTGCTCTGTCTTTTACTTTATCTTGTTCAAAACCTAACAAGGTATTTTGGGAGTCGGTATCGATAATAAGTAATTTATTATCAAACTTACAATTTTGGAAAATAACACCGTCTTGTCCTATACGTGATTTTAACAATGTCAAAGTTCCTAAATTATTTTCTTTTTGTTCTAATGTTTTTCCAATTGATATGATAATGTGGGCAACTTGTGCTTTCTTGATGTTACCACCCATTTGGTCACTTGTTACAACTTCAGATGATATTGAATCTCTATTACCTTGTGTTGCTGTCCAAATGGCAAATTCAAATTCACCTGTCATTGATTCTAATTGTCTCATGATTGCTCCTTCACCCTTCCATTCTTCACCGAAAGCGTTTTTCTCAGCACTTAAACAATCAACATAATCAATTAATAACAAATCAATTTTAGTACCTTCAGATTCCATTTTTCTTACAATAGATTTGATGTCTGAAACTGTAACACCAAAACTTGGTAATTTTAATAATTTCAAAAAGTTTTTACTTTCGTTGTTTCTTTTTTCAACCACGGATATTACCTCTTGTGCGTTTTCACTTTGTTTGTCGGGTTCAATTCCCGTCCAAATCGTAAAGTGTTTTCTCTTGATGTTTGTTTCACTATCTTCGAAAAATATTTGTAATACGTTTTTACCATCATTAAATGCTGTGTTAGCAAATAATGTTAATAACGTTGTTTTACCTGTACCGGTTGGTGCCAATACTACACCTAATTCACCCATACCTATTCCACCTTTTAATAGTCTATCTATTCCGTTGATTCCTGTTGGGATTGGTACCCTTGAATCTTTTTCCAATGCTCCCGCAATGTTTTCGAATACGTCTTTTGCACCTTCAGATGTTGCACCAACTTGTAATGCATCATTAACTAATTTTTCAATTTTGGTATACTCCTCAAAGTCTCCATTCTCAATAATGTTACTTACATCTTTGATTGCCTTTTTTAATACTTGTTGTTTACAAAAATTAAGAGAGGTGTTCCTAATATATTCAGGAATATCAATATGGTGTTCTTGAATGTTTTTCAAGGTATCCATGTGTAATTTGGATGATGTGTCTCTACTCGATTCGGACATTAGTTTCTGTGCCAACGTATCGTAAGAAGGAATTGCCCCAAACTTGATATGCATTTCCTTAACATTCTCCATAATATATCTAAAATATGGACTATCGAAGTATTTGCTCTCCATAACATCAATAATAGTCTTAGCAAATTTTTTGTCTTCAATGATTGTTTTCAATAAAGAAACCTGGAACGACTGACCTAAATAACCGAAATTCTTTTCACTCATGTTTAAAAATGTTTATATGTGTTCAATAATATTACAGCTCATAATTTAGGTACGTTGTTTCTAATTCATCAGAACACAAAATGTTCGTTAATTCTGATAAAATACCTCTAATTTTTGGTCTAACATCCACCGAGTATCTCGCCTTTGGATGGTAGTAATGAGCTGGGAATATCCTAGAAATAAATACATCGTCTCCTAGCTTTACTTCCAACAAAAAGTACTCTTCTTTGTTTTCATCCCCATCTTCCAAAACATCAGAACCGTAAAAATAGTTGGGATTTTCGCTCATGTAGTCGGAACTTTTCATTTTCAAATCTTCCGAAATTTCGTCACAAATATTTTTCACGGAGTAGTGCATATCCATTGAGCGTCTAGCTTGTGGATTGTAATCTTTAACGTTAAAAAATCTTTGGATGATTATGTTTCCCTCTAATGTTAGTAGAAACTCGAATTTTGTGATTTCTTGATTTTGCATAGTGTTTATTTAATTTTAAATTTAATGAAGCTTTTATTTTTTTCTTTTCTTGTTAATCTCAGGAATGGGTTTAGAAAGTTAACGAACCCATCATCTGATTTTGGTAATACATTGAAGATACCATCGTCCCTCATCATTCTCATGGTATTCTTATAAGACCTACCCTCGGGGTCTAAATTCTCATTCATAAGGAGTTTTATATTGTCCTTAGCTTCATCGGTTAGAAAGGGTTCATCCAAACTAACGATACTATTATTTATTTCGAAAAACTCCTCACCTAAAACTCCATGTTTAGTGACACCAGTAATTAATTTGGTAACTAATTTGTTATTCTTATCTTGTTCAAACAATAGATTAGATTTATCTCTTATTTGTTGTAAAGTAAAGGGTTCCGTTCTTAGTTCGGGGAAAAGACTTAAAAGACTTTTTACACCCATACCTCTAATACCTGCAATGTTGTCCGACGCGTCACCACACATCATCTTAACTAACTTTACGTTTTCGATTAAGATTTCTTCGTGGTCATAAATAATAGTATCTTTTTGTTTGTATAACTTCCCGTGAGACGGGTTGTAGATTTGTGTGTTAGAAGAAACTAATTGTGTTAAATCACCATCAGATGAATATACAATTATTTTCTCGTTTGGTGAGTTTTGAGTATAGTAAGCGATGGCGTCATCGGTCTCACAATACTCATATTCACCTTGTCTAACAAATAACTCCTCAAGGTATTGTTTAATACGTTCTCTCTGATAATTGTAGGAGCTTAACTCTTCTTCGGTTCTTATTCTTGATTTTCTATTTTCTTTGTAGTGACAATAGAGTTTCTTTCGGGTTTGGGAACCCTCATGACCATCCCAAAATACTACTATTTTATCTAAATGATATAATTCAAATGATTTTCTAAGGGTATTAATAAAATGGTATAGTCCACCA